ACGCATGGTGGCAAGGAAAGATATACTCTCGTTCTGGCAAGAGCAAGAAATTTCCACCGTTCTCATTGACTGGATATGGAACAGCAAGCGGACTGTCAGGAATCAACTGTCGGCATAGCTTTGGGGCAAGTGATGGGGAATTTAATCCCTATGCAGAACTATCAGCACAGGATAAAGCCGACAAAGGTAAACAGTACGAAAAGGAACAGCGGCAACGTACTTACGAGCGAAGAATCCGAAAGGCAAAGAGAGAAGTCCTTGGAATGCAAACGGCGGTTGACAACTGCAAGGACGAACAGACGAGATTTGCACTCCAGCAAGACCTTGACCGGAAGTCTTATCTTTTGCAGAAGCAAAATGCTGCATACAAAGATTACTGCAAGCAGAATGATCTAAGAGAACTGCAAGACCGGCTCATGATTGCTAAATGGAATCGCCAGAACGCCGCAAAAGCCAGAGGAGCGGCAAAGAGATATAGAACAGCAAAGGGGATTGACTGATGGATAGATGGGAATATTACAATCCGAATCCTACGGGCGATCGAGTCGGAGATTGTACTGTCCGGGCAATATGCAAAGCAACCGGATTTGATTGGGAAACGGTATTTACCGGACTGATGGTGCAGGCGTGCGCGCTGTCAGATATGCCAAGTGCAAATTATGTCTGGGGTGCGTATCTTTATAAGCATGGATACAGGCGTAAACTGATAGAACAGTCAGAACGATATATCTATACAGTCAATGATTTTTGCACAGACCATCCGACAGGTACATACATTCTCTGCATATATGACCATGTGGTGACGGTACAGGAAGGCAAATATTTCGATACATGGGATAGTGGCAATGAGATCCCGGTATACTACTGGGAAAAGGAGTAGCTAAATGAGCATATCAGAATTTGTACAAGTATTCCTCTCAATTTGCGGAGGAGTGTCTATTGTCGGAGGAGCGGTGGCCGTAATTCTTAAGTGGATTACTCCGGCATTTCGACTCAACAAGCGAGTTGAAACACTGGAAGAACATGATAAGCGTGACTTTGAGAGTCTTCAGAGGATCGCGGAGCGTGATTCATTGATTCTGGAAGTACTATCAACCATGTTGGATAGTCAGATCAGTGGGAATAATGTTGAGGAATTAAAAAAAACAAAACAGAAGCTCACGGAGTATCTTGCGCAGAATCAGCGTTAGCATTAGTAAGGGGTATGCTCATGAAATTATATGTGTTCACGAAAAAAGATATAGACAGGTTCTTGATAGAGTGTAATTTCACACCAGACGAAGAAAGACTGTTCCGACTGAGATGCAAGGAATATACACTCGAATACTGCGCTGAACAGATGAATGTGAGCATATCTACCGTAAAGAGATTAAGCAGAAGAGTAAACAGTAAGATTATAAAAGTATGCTAAAAGGAGAGGCAATTTACCCCTCCTTCTTTTTATGCAAAATCTTCTTTTACAGCTCTTTCAAGTAGCTTTATAACATATTCTGGTGGAGTTCGCTTGCCACTCTCCCAGTTTTCTATGCTTCTTTTAGGAATACCATATTTTTCAGAAAAAGCTTGCTGGCTCAGATTTGTAAAATTCCTTAATTCCTTTACATCCATATATTAACCTCTCGTTTCTTCCCAATCGCCATCGTCAAAAATGGTAACCTGTCTATGTATCGTCTGCATCCAGTCTTCACCAGTGGAATTTCCGAACGGATCTCGGCTTTTTCTCGGTACTTCCTGTTCTAATTTCACATAACGACACCACGTAGATTCGTCTTTTACTATTTTCCATCCTTTTTCAACTAATTGCTTAATCCTTTCTTCGCCCGTCATTTTATTATCCTCCCTTGACTATATTTTTACCTTCGTGGTATAATGGCTTTGTCACTTACAGAGGGATGTTCTGTAAGCGGAGTGCCTAACGATTCCGGGCACCACGGATTGAAATAATAATTTTAGGTATAAAGAGCTAGTTTTGCATGCTTAGCTCTTTTTACTTTGCATTTTTTCCGTCTCCATAACATTTATAAAACGCTTCAACCAGCTCTGCCAGTTCCTGCGGCGTGAGCTTTTCTTTTAGGTCATCCGGGATACGATTGTAATTGCGCGCAAAGGTTTCAACACAATCTCCAATTTTGCATGCCTTTTTGACCTGTTCAAGTTTGTACATTGCTCCGATTTCTTCAGCTGTAAACATCCCTTTTCTAAGAGCTTCACGGCCTTCTTTGTCTCGATCAAGCCCCAATGATTTTATCGCTACTTTCTTACTAATGACTCCGATTCCTTGTATTTTCATTTTAATCCTCCTTTATTATAAAACGCGATATCTCACGATATCTTCAACTTTCTCAGGACTTCCATACCAGTATTTTTCGTCTGGATTCCATTTAAGCCCAAATTCTTTTAAAGTTTTCCTACAATTAAAAGTATTTCCAGAAACAACTCCGTCTCCAAGGTTAAAAAGAACTTCGCATCCATCAAGGAAAGCATTGAAATATTTGCCAAGCTTTGCGAGCTTGAGATCTTCTTTAGCTTTTTCCCATGCTCTTTTAAGTGCTACAGAAATAGTACATTTACACTGTCTTACGATACTCCATGCATTTTTCATGATTTCTGATTTGTTATACTTCATAATGCTTACCTCCTAAATGATTCCTTATTTCCTCTTGTTGATATTATAATACCACCCAGTGAGTGATATGTCAATACTTTTTTGGCACTTTTTTGAACTTTTTAGATTGATATATCTATGCAAAAATATAGCTATAGAAAGTCATAGAATAAGTCATAGGAGGTGTACGAGATGGCATTATATAACAATCCTTATCAATATAGTTTTGGTGTTCCTGGGCAGATGAACCAGTTCCAGCAACAGCCTGTCCAGATGCCAGCTCAACCAGTGCAGCAACCACAGCAGAACAATAGCGGCATCCTGTGGGTATCTGGTGAAGTTGGTGCGAAATCCTATCTGGTAGCACCCGGGACAAGTGTTTTGCTGATGGATTCAGAGAGTGAAAAGTTCTACATAAAATCCACAGATGTTTCTGGCATGCCGCAGCCACTGCGAACATTTGAATACCACGAGGTGGGATCTCAGATGCCGCCTAAACAGCCTGTTCAGAACATGGACAGTAAATATGTTACTCGACAGGAATACGATGATTTGAAAGGCAAATACGAAGCTATTATAAACCGATTAAATTCATTTTCTGAACCTGTTAGGGCTAATACCGTACAGGAATCAGCAATCAAGGGAGGAAATGCAGATGAGTAATCCATTATTTAACGCCCTCGGTGGTGGAATGCCGCAGGGAAACGGACCAATGCAGATGATACAGCAGTTTATGCAGTTTAAGCAGAATTTTAAGGGAGATCCGAAAGCAGAAGTTGAGAAGATGTTACAGTCTGGAAAGATTTCTCAACAGCAGCTCAATCAAGTTCAACAGATGGCAGGACAATTCCAGCATATGTTGAAAGGAATGAAATAGTACATTACAATCTGGCCAGATTGATGTAAATACACAAAAAGGAGATTATATTATGGATGGAAATTATAGCTTAGCAGATATTGCCGCTGCTACTGGAAACGGTAGAAATAATGACGGCATGTTTGGCGGAGATGGTGCATGGTGGCTTATCGTGCTTTTCTTGTTCGTATTCTGCGGATGGGGAAACAACGGCTGGGGCAATAATGGCAACGGCGGTGGATATGCAGCCACAGCAGCTACTCAGGCAGACATCCAGAGAGGATTTGACAATTCCGCTGTGATTAGCAAACTTGACGGAATCAATAACGGTCTCTGTGACGGATTCTATTCAATGAACAATGGTATGCTTACCGGATTCAACGGAATCAACACAAACATCATGCAGACTGGTTTCGGCATTCAGCAGGCTATTAACGCTGACACTGTAGCAAATATGCAGAATACCAATGCACTCCAGGCACAGCTTGCGAACTGTTGCTGCGAAACCAGAGAAGCAATTCAGGGCGTAAACTACAATATGGCGCAGAACACCTGTGCATTACAGAACACCATGAACAGCAACACAAGAGATATCATTGACAGCCAGAACGCTGGGACAAGAGCCATTCTCGACTATCTTTGCAATGAAAAGATTTCTAACCTGCAGGCTGAAAATAACGACCTCAGACGTGCTGCTTCTCAGGACCGCCAGAGCGCACTTCTCACAACTGCAATGGCTTCACAGACACAGCAGCTCATTAATGCGATTAATCCGGCACCGATTCCGGCATATCAGGTTCCTAATCCGAACACATTTTACGGATGCGGATGCAACACTGGATGTAATTGCTGATAACTTCATATCGAGAGTATCTTTCGATTGATTCGGATGTCGGCTTATGCCGTATTACACAGAGGGCAGGCTGAGACCTGTCCTTTTGTGATATGAAAGGAGTATTTTTATGGCAGAATTTACAAATGTAGCTGCTCAGACTGTAGCAGCAAATGGAAACGTAGTATTTTCAAACACAGCAGTCAAAGGTTCTAACTGTATTCAGCACAGAGAGGGAAGCGGAATCATTACCCTGAGAGGGCTTACTAACCAGTGTAAAGCAAGATTTTTCGTGGATTTTTCTGGCAATATCGCAATTCCAACAGGCGGTACTGTCGGAGCTATTTCTCTGGCTATCGCAATCTCTGGCGAACCTGTATTATCTTCTCAGATGATTTCCACGCCGGCGGCAGTGGATCAGTACAATAATGTGTCTTCCGGAATTTACGTGGATGTACCACGCGGATGTTGCGTTAATATCGCGGTAGAAAACACAAGCGATCAGGCTATTTCTGTTGCGAACGCAAACATTGTTGTGACCAGAGAAGCGTAGGAGGTGTGATTATGAGAGATATTAAAGACTTATGTGCAAGAATCGAAGATGAACTTTCCAAAATCGCTGATAATGGACTGACCACCGGAAATCTGGAAATGACATACAAACTGATTGATATGTACAAAGATATCAAGAACACGCAGTACTGGGACAAGAAAGTGGAATATTACAACACTGTTCTTGATGAGATGCGTGGTGGCGGATACAATGACGATTACAGTGAACGTGGAAGAAAGCGCGACAGTATGGGGAGATACAGTTCAAATGATGGCAGAATGATGCCGGATTACGACAGGGGCAGTTCTTATGCCAGACGTGGTGAACATTATGTCAGAGGGCATTACAGTCGCTCTGATGGGCGAGATGCTTACGATGACTACATGACGCAGAAGCAAAGCTATCGTTCCGGCAAGTCTGAAGACTGCAAGAGGAAGATGCTTGCCGCTCTGGAAGAACATCTGGACGAACTTACAACAGAAATGAGCGATATGTCTAAAGATGCGGAGTGCCGGGAGGAACGCGATCTTGTCAAGAGATACGTAGAAAAACTTCGGGATATGCTTTAAAAACGCAAAAAGTGGTAGAGAGGTAGTTAAAAGAAATCTGTTATAATGTAATTGTGCAGCAGGAAGCACAAGTAAAACGGTTGTTTTGACATTTTCGTTTTAATCCTCCTTTCTTTAATTTAGTAGCTGGTGCGCACGCTTTAATGGAAAGTTAAACAGGTTCGAATCCTGCCGTGCGTATTTGTCATCTGGCACGCAAGATGGCTCACCTCCTTGATTAAGGTTTTTGTTATTCATACTTTTCTTTTAAAAAAAGAAATAAATATCCGAAACAACTCGTGGCAGGCATAACACGTTAAATATCTTGCTAACCCGGGAATCCGGGTTATGTGGAATGTAGCTCAGTAGGAAGAGCGGAGATGCTGAATTCTTGACGTCAGAGGTTCAAGTCCTCTCATTCCATTACCCTGCCAGTGGTCTAACTGGCTTAATCCATTTACCTGCGGCGGCAGGTCAATAAACACGACCAGGAGGATGTTATGCAGAAACTTATTGACACATTAAAATCATTTGGAATCGAAATCCCGGAAGATAAACAGGCAGATGTGAAGAAAGCACTCTCTGAGCATTACAAAAATGCTAAGGAAGTAGCAAAAACCCTGTCGAAAGTCGAGGGAGAACGTGATGACTGGAAAGAACGTGCTGAAGCAGCAGAAGAGACCCTGAAAGGTTTTGACGGTATCGACCCGGCAAATGTTAAAACCGAGTTAGAGACTTGGAAACAGAAAGCGGCAGATGCAGAGAAAGAATTTAATGCAAAAATCTATGACCGTGATTTTTCAGATGCGCTCAAAGCGGCACTCGATGACGTTAAGTTTTCCAGTGAAGCGGCAAAGAAGTCAGTCATGGCAGACATCAAGGAAGCGGGATTGAAGCTGAAAGATGGTAAAATCCTTGGACTGAACGACCTGATTGAGCAGATGAAACAGTCTGACGCATCCGCTTTTGTGGATGAATCTCAGCAGCAGGCTCAGCAGAATCAGGCGAGATTTACAACACATGTTGGACAGCAGCAGACACCGGGAAACATGACAAAGAAAGATATCGAAGCAATCAAAGACCCGTCCGAGAGACAGGCTGCAATTGCTCAGAATATCCAGTTGTTCCAGTGATTTTTTTCACCGACTATACACCAGAGTATAGCCGCTAACCCAATACCTTAATAGTTATGGGTAGAAAGGATTTTTTTATATGGCAGCAAAAGCTAATCTTATTATGACTAATGATATTCAGGTAAAGGCACGTGAGATTGACTTTGTTACCAGATTCGAAAGAAACTGGGAACACTTACGTGAAATCCTTGGTATCATGCGTCCAATCAAAAAGACGCCCGGAGCGGTTCTTAAATCAAAATATGCAGAGGGTACATTGCAGAACGGAAATGTTGGTGAAGGTGAGGAAATCCCTTACAGCAAATTCGTTGTAAAAGAAAAACCCTATGCAGAAATGACTATCGAGAAATACGCAAAGGCTGTATCTATCGAAGCAATCAAAGATCATGGTTACGAGAACGCTGTTCAGATGACCGATGATGAATTCCTCTTCCAGCTTCAGACCAATGTTACCGAAAGATTTTACAATTATTTGAAAACCGGTACCCTCACATTTACAGAGATTACTTTCCAGATGGCTCTGGCAATGGCCAAGGGTCGTGTAGAAAACAAATTCAAGCAGATGCACAGAAATGTGACTGGCGTCGTTGGATTTGTGAACATTCTGGACGTGTACGAGTATATCGGAGCAGCTGAGATTTCTATTCAGAACCAGTTCGGCTTCCAGTATGTGAAAAACTTCCTGGGATTCAACACAATCTTCCTGTTATCTGACAGCGAGATTCCGAGAGGAACAGTAATCGCCACACCCGTTGAGAACATCGTTCTTTACTACGTGGATCCGAACGAATCTGATTTTGCAAGAGCAGGTCTTGTATATACTGTATCCGGCGAAACAAATCTGATCGGATTCCATACACAGGGCAATTACCACACAGCAGTGTCTGAATCATTCGCAATCATGGGACTTACCCTCTTTGCAGAATATATTGACGCTGTTGCTGTCGGAACTATCAACGCAACTCAGACACTTGGAACTCTGACTGTAAACTCCACAGCAGGAAGTAAGAGCGGAGATACAAAAGTGACTGTTACTCCGGCAAAAGTAAGCGCAGGAAATGTGTACAAGTACAAAGTTGCATCATCTGAGACTTCCGTAGACTACGGACAGAATGTGAAGAACTGGAGCGCGTGGGATGGCGAATCTGACATTACCGCAACAACAGGACAGGTAATCACAGTGGTTGAGTGCGACAGTACCTATAAAGCACTGAGCGCCGGACATGCGACTGTAACAGCAAAATGATGATCGATTAGGAGGTAGCTGGCATGGCTTATGCAGATTATGATTTTTACACAGAATCCTATTATGGCAATGTCGTGCCAGAAGCTGACTTTGATCGTCTGGCAGCCAGAGCCAGCGATTTTATTGATACATTGACATTTGATAATTTGGTGGACGGACTGCCAGCTGATAAGCGTTCACAGAAACGTATTAAAAAGGCGGTCTGTTCATTAGCTGAATTAATGTATCAGATTGAGCTTGCTGAGAAGAATGCTACCAATGCCGCCGCTAGTGGAGCATCAACCACAATCGGGTCCGGTGGTAGCACGACAGGCATTGTAACCTCTGTATCATCTGGCAGTGAATCCATTTTCTATGCCACGCCTCAGCAGATTGGAGCGAGTGCAAAGGAATGGAGTGCAGTATATGCCGCCGCTGGGGACGTACAGAAAACGAACGACTTACTTCTTAAGACGGCTTTACCGCTTCTGATGGGAGTAAGGACGGATGATGGAATACCAGTATTATATGCGGGGGTGTGAGTATGAAATGCAGACAATGCGGGAAAGAACTTAAACCACATTGGAGTACAGATATTTGTCTTGAGTGCTCAAGAGAAAATATGAAAAAGATATTTAGAGAAAACCCCGAAGTGAAACAGGCATTCCATGAAACTATTGAAGAACTTAAAAAGCCTGAAAATATTGAGAAAATGGCTAAAAATACAGCTAATTTTATGAATGCTGTTCAGGCGTTAAGGGGTGATAAATGATGGACATTTCAACACTTGGCTCATGTATAGCAATCGTTATGATCTGCTACATCGTAGGAATGGGCTGTAAAGCATCAAAAAGAATCTCTGATGAATGGATTCCAGTAATCATGGCGGTTATTGGTGGATTTCTCGGAGCAGTCGGAATGGGAATTATCCCAGATTTCCCGGCAACGGATTATATCACGGCAGTTGCAGTCGGTATGTTTAATGGATTGTCGGCCACTGGTGTGAATCAGGTTATTAAGCAGACAGTGCAGAAAGAATAATTAAGGAGGCGCATGTCGCGAGACAGCAGTAAGTCCTTTTTCTTAAAAGGAGATGGATTTATTATGCCAAGACCAACAAGAAATTTAACAAATCAAAGATTTGGAAGACTTATAGCCATTGAGAAAGTTAATAAAACAGGGCAATCTCAGTGGCTTTGTAAATGCGATTGTGGAAATAAAGTAATTGTAGCTTCAAATAATCTGATTCGCAAGAATACACTTAGTTGCGGCTGCTATCAAAAAGATAGAGTGTCGGAAGCTAAGAAAATTCATGGAGATAGAAACACACGCTTATACACTATATGGGTAGATATGCGCAGACGCTGTTCCTATATTGGAGATCCATCTTATAAAAACTATGGTGGCAGGGACATTTCTGTTTGTGAAGAATGGGAAAAGTCATTCCTTAATTTTAAGGAATGGGCATTAGGAAATGGATATGCTGAAAATCTTACTATAGATAGAGTAAACGTGGATGAAAATTATTGTCCTGAAAATTGTAGATGGGCAACTTTGAAACAGCAAGCCAACAATAAAAGAGACAATGTTTACGTTACTGTAAATGGGGAAACGCATACATTAACAGAATGGAGTGAAATAACTGGGATTTCCTATAACACTATAATCAAGAGAAGATATCGCGGTTGGAGCGATGTGGACGCAGTTTCAACTCCCGTAAATGTGAGGTGAGATATATCTATAGCAAAATTATAACACTATTCAACTATTACGAAAGTGCCACAACTGGAGATGCGTACTGGTATCCTCATGTTTTATCCGGCGTTGACCTCATTACAGACAAAGGAGCAATCCTTAAAAAGTACGGACCAGACGCAACTGACAACGCACAGTTACACATCCGCTATACCGTCCAGAACGGCGATATAACCATTACTGATAAAGACGGTAAGATTCTTCCATGGGTGCCGCCTAAAGAGTGGAAGCAGCAGATCAACAACGCTCTGGAAGACACTATCACATTCTCAGATGAATCGTTCTTCTGGGAGGGTGAGTGGACTGGCGGAACAGTAACTGATGGTGATTACAGAAATGGATTTTATCAGTACATGAATGAGAATAAGGATAACGTGTTCAAGATTACCAGTGTAGGCGGTCCGTATACACTGATTCCTCACTTCGAGATTCTTGGTAAGTAATATGAGCAAAATTCATCATTTCAAAGGATTCTCCGTAGTTGACGGAGATATGAAAATCAAACTGAATATGGATAGATTTTCTAGGCAATACCAAGAAGCCCAGTATCTCCTTGATGGAATGGTTATGGACAGTATGGTTCCGTTCATGCCGATGATTACAGGGGACTTTATCAACCGGACAAGAGTTGAGAGTGCATCCTTGCAAGGAACTGGGAAAGTATGTGCGGCGGCGGCTCCTTATGGACGTTTTCTGTACGAGGGGAAAGGAATGGTTGATGAAGCAACTGGAAGTCCCTACGCAAGACGTGGAGCAAAGAAAGTTCTTGTCAGTCAGTTTTCTGGTCAGACAGCCGCAAAGGAAAATCTTGAATATGCCAAACAGGCTCACCCACGGGCACAAGCAAAGTGGTTTGATGCCGCTAAACGACAATACGGCAGTACGTGGATTCGCAAAGTAAAAGCACAAGCAGGAGGTGGACGACATGGCAGATAAGCCAATTGGCAAAGATGCAACCGGATATGAAATTTTGACAGATGCCATGAAAGCACTTCTGAATCAGTATCCAGGGCTATACGAAAATGAAACAATCAAATTTGAAGAACTCAGCAAAGATTCCGGAATCGCTTTCTCGGCAGACAATGGAGCTTTGATCTATTCAGAAAAGGAAGATGTATGCGGTGTAATGCATCAGGTATGCCAGTATCCGTTTTATGTGGTTTACCGCACGGCATCCGACAAAGAACGGCAGAAGTTATCTGTTCAGAAGTTTCTGGACAATCTCGGTAAATGGATATGCCGAGAACCAGTTATTATAAACGGCTCTGAGACGCGTTTAAATGCTTTTCCAGAGCTTTCACAGGGGCGAGTGATAAAACGTATCACCCGTGATAACTCTTATAGTTTAGAACCACAGGAGAGTGGTGTACAGGACTGGTTATTGCCATTATCGGTACGCTACGAAAACACTTATGAAGTAATATAACAAGCAACAACCGGCTATCAATTGGAGATAGTCGCTAACCTACACAGCCTTTTAAAAGTTATAGGCAGAAAGGACATTTCTATGGCAGTTACAGGCAAGATTGACCGTAAATACATGGCTCATTATATTGATGCAGGTTCTCTGTGTGGAGGGCTAACGCCAAAATATGAGCGTCTTGGAAAGGATCTGGAAGAGTACAATGTTGATCTCAACCCGGATACTGAAACATCTACAAATATTCTCAATGAAACCACATTCAAACACAACGGCTACGAAGCTTCTTCTGATGCTGATCCGTTTTATGCGGATACCACATCAGACTTGTTCGAAAAGCTTCAGCAGATCGTTGATGAACGTCTTAAAGACGATAATTTGAAAACAAGTGCAGTTGAAGTACATCTCTGGAAAGAAGCAACAGCCGGTAAATATGAAGCATACAAGCAGGATTGTCATGTTGTGCCTACCTCCTACGGCGGTGATACATCCGGCTATCAGATTTTGTTTACCGTTAAATATGTTGGTGAACGTGTAAAAGGAAAATTTGATATCACTTCCGGCTCATTCACAGCCGACAGTGAATAAACACATATGCAAGGAGGACATGCTAAATGGCAAAAGTAATCAACACCAAGATCGATGATGGAATTTTCATTTTTACATTCACAAACAATAAAGACGAAGTTTTTTCTTCTTTCAAGCTGAATCCAACCGACATTAATGTAGTAGCACGTGCAGAGGAGCTGGAAGAATATTTTGAACAGCTTAAAGATTCTATTCAGAAGGTCGATTCCGGCAAAAAAATGGCAGAGCTGAACAAACAGATCGAGGATAAAATCAACTACCTGCTCGGATATGAAGCATCAAAAGACCTGTTCAAAGAGCCGATCACGGCAACCACTGTATTCGGCAATGGTCAGGTGTTCGCTTATATTGTTCTGGATAAGATCGCAGAAGCAATTGAGCCGGAAATCGAAAAGAGAAAAAAGAAAATGCAGGCAGCAGTTAATAAGTATACGGAAAAGTATACAAAATGACCGCCTATGAGCTTCCCACCTCACTCAATATCAGTGGGGTGGATTTTTCTATCAGAACAGATTTTCGAGCGATTATTGATATTCTCATAGCCATGAACGACCCAGAACTGGACGAGCAGGCGAAAGCAGTTGTTATGTTGCAGATTCTGTTTGAGGACTGGCAAAGCATACCGGCTGAGTGTCTGGATGAAGCTTGTCAGAAAGCATCAGAGTTCATCGACTGCGGACAGTTGGACGATAATCCGAACCGCCCAAAGCCCCGTTTGATGGATTGGGAACAGGATGGAGACATGATTGTTCCGGCGGTAAACAAGGTTGCCGGTAAAGAAATCAGAGCCATACCTTATATGCACTGGTGGACGTTCTTTGGGTACTTTATGGAATCTGGTGAATGCCTGTTCAATACAGTTGTTGGAATCCGGTCAAAAAAGGCAAAAGGTGAACGTCTGGATAAATGGGAAAAGAAATTCTATCACGATAATAAGAACATTATTGATATAAAAACACGTCTCAGCGAAGAGGAGCAAGCTTATAAAGATGCGCTGAATGAGATGTTAAACCTCAAATAGTTAGGAGGTGGACGCATGGCTGCTGATGGCTCAGTCATTATTGATACCAGAATGGATACAACCGGTGTCCAAAATGGCGTATCAGCTATAAAACAGTCATTTAACGGCCTTGGAAGTGCTGTAAAAAAAATCGGTCTGTTAATTGGTGGGGCTTTTGCTGTTGGTAAATTGGTACAGTTTGGAAAAGAGTGCGTGGAACTTGGCTCTGACCTCGCAGAAGTGCAGAACGTGGTCGATGTTACATTTACCACCATGTCGGATAAGGTGAACGAATTCGCAAAGAATGCCATGACCTCAGCCGGACTGTCAGAAACCATGGCAAAAAGGTATGTCGGTACGTTCGGAGCAATGTCTAAGTCGTTCGGATTCTCAGAAGCACAGGCTTACGACATGTCAACGGCTCTAACACAGTTGACTGGTGACGTAGCATCATTCTATAACATCAGTCAGGACTTGGCTTATATTAAGCTGAAATCAGTGTTTACGGGCGAAACGGAAACACTCAAGGACCTCGGCGTGGTAATGACCCAGTCGGCACTTGACCAATATGCACTTGCAAATGGCTACGGCAAGACCACATCTGCAATGACTGAACAGGAGAAAGTTGCTCTCCGCTTTGCTTTTGTGCAGGAACAGTTATCAGCCGCATCTGGTGACTTCATTCGTACTTCTGACAGCTGGGCGAACCAGGTGCGAGTGATGCAGTTGCAGTTGCAGTCCCTCAAGGCAACAGTCGGACAAGGGCTGATTAATATTTTTACACCTGTTCTGAAAGTAATCAATATTCTTCTCGGCAAACTGGCGACTCTGGCAAACGCATTTAAGTCATTCACGGAGCTTATTACTGGCAAGAAATCTTCCGGTCAAACGAGCGGAAGTGGAGCGGGTCTTGCCGGAACAGACGCGATCGCAGATACAGCGGACCAGTATGGACAGGCGGCAGATAATGCAGAGAAACTGGCAGATGCCACGAACGACAATGCAAAAGCAACAAAAAAAGCGAATAAGGAAACCAAAAACTATCTTTCGTCACTTGATGAAGTTCACAAAGTCACATCTACTGGCAGCAATTCATCTTCCACACCATCTTCATCTGGTGGAAGTGGTGGAGCAGGTAACAGTGGCCTTCCGAGTTCAGTTGGTAATGTGGACTACGGCAATCTCGCAGAAGGCGAAACCGCACTTGACAAGATTAGCGATTCCGCAAAGAAACTTGCTGACCTGCTCAAGAAACTCTGGAAACCATTCCAGGACGCATGGAAAAAAGAAGGTAAGAATACCATTAATGCAGCAAAAGTCGCACTTGATGGACTCAAAAAGCTCGCTGTAAGTGTAGGTAAAAGCCTTGTAGAGGTCTGGACAAACGGCACAGGCACAACGATACTTACAACCATGCTGAGGATTGCTCAGAACGTTCTTAAAACTATCGGGAATATTGCATCCGGTTTTGCGGATGCGTGGAATAAGAACAATGTTGGAACACAGATCATCCAGAACATTGCAGATGCCCTTGTGGTAGTTATGCAGTTTGTTGAGAGGATTGCAGAGGATACAGCGGCATGGGCGGCGAACCTTAATTTCTATCCTCTACTGGAATCTATCAGTAATCTGACCAGTACATTTGCACCAATTCTGGAATCTATCGGAAACGTTCTTGAATGGATTTACAACAATATTGTCCTCCCAATGCTGAAATGGCTGATTGAAACAGGAATTCCGACAGTGATCAATCTGGTATCGGATTTGGCTGGATTCTTTGCGGATCATCAATCAATTATTGAAGCATTCGGTGCAGCTCTAATCGGAGCGTTCGCGGCGGCGAAAATTGCAGGGCTAGCGTCAAGAATAGCAGGAAGTATAACGACAGTAGCGAGTTTTATAAAAGGCCTTATTGCACTTATGACTGGTTCTAGCGGCATTATGGGAGGAATTAAAGCTATTGCAACGGCTATCGGACCGGGCGGAATTTTTATAGCAGCAATAACGGCTTGCATTGCAATTGGCGTATTACTGTACAAAAACTGGGACAAGATTAAAGAAGTTGCGGGGGAAGTATGGGATTGGATTAAAAATAAAACATCAACATTTGTCAACGCTATAAGCTCTAGTCTTAAGAATCTCGCATCTAAAATTGTGACGATTTGGGATAATGTCAAATCCAGCGCATATCAAAAATGGACTGCAATTTGGTCAACAGTAGGAAATCTTGTTGAAAAAATTAAAGATGGAATTGTAAAAAAATTTACAGCTGCAAAAGACAAAGTTGTCGATATTTTTGGAAGTATAAAAACCTCTATAACGAATGTATTAAACAAGGTAATTGGTATCGTAAACCGTGCGATCGGAACTGTAAACTCAGCTATTGGCGGCATCGAATCCGCGTTTTCTTTTGGACCGTGGGAAGTGCCTACTCCATTTGGTAAGAAAACAATCGGATTCAGTGCTACATTTCCGCGAGTTCCAACTATTCCATATCTTGCAAAAGGTGCCGTTATTCCTCCAAGATCAGAATTCCTCGCTGTGTTAGGAGATCAGAAACAAGGAAACAACATCGAGGCACCAGAAGCTCTGATCAGAAAGATTGTTCGGGAAGAATCTGGAAGCAGTTCCGGTGGAGATTATCGCTTTACCGCTCAAATTAATCGCAGAACAATCTTTGATGAAATTATTGATGAAGCAAAATTAAGACGCAGCACAAGCGGAAGAAATCCGTTTGAACTGGCATAGGAGGTGAGCGCATGGCGTCTATATTATTGAGCAAATCTATAACAGACAAATATAAAATAAATGGCAAGCGCATGCCTCAGCCAGATAAGGATATGGCGTGCAATTTTGAAACAACTTACTCTGAAGGAAGCAACCGCACACAATTCGGAAAAGCCATATTGGTTCCATTGTTTACAGTTATTCAGTATAGCTATGAGGCTAGCAACGTACCAGTAGGCGAAGCAGAAGAGTTGATAAATGCGATAATACATGGGGAACCTTTTAATTTGTACCACTATTCCATCAGGCACCATGATTGGCGCACAGAATCATTCTATGTTGGAAAAGGAACGTTTTCCCTGGCTTGTGTGGCACCTGGTGAAGAATACTATTCCAAGATATCTTGTAACATGCAGGGGGTGAATCCACTTGATTAATGTATCAGACGCATTTAAGCAAAAACTACAGGACGGAAAGAAAGTCTGGCAGGAAGTGGAAATCACTTTCCCTGACGGAACTGTAAAAACCGTAAAAGATGAAATTATGGGTGAAAACTGCACCTTTTCTGATTGCGCTGAAAGTAGCAGCTTTCCAATTGGTTGTGTTGTGTGTAAGTCCATGACGCTTGAGTTAGACAACTCTCAGGATCAATGGAAGAATTATTATTTTTATCAAGCGAAAGTCCATTCATACCTCAAAATGCAGATTGACGCCGATACTATTGAGGCCATCGACAAAGGTACATATACGATCACGGCGCCGGAGCAGTACGGTGAAACGCTTAATTTTACGGCTCTTGATGATATGTATAAAGTGAATGCGGCTTATACATCTAATCTGACTCTTCCACAGTCGGTAGAGGCCCTTGTTAGAGATGCGTGCGAAACTCTTGACATTCCATTTGGCGGAACAATGCAGCATGGTAATCTGATTATATCAGAGATTCCGGAAAACATGACGTTTCGTCAGTTGTTCGGATGGGCAGCAATGCTTGAGACTGCGAACGCTCGCCTGGACAGCAGAGGATACTTGCGATTTATCAGATGGGATTTTTCCAATGTACAAGAAGATTACAACGCAGTAGTGGACGATGATGGAAATGTAACATTTAAAGGCGGCGCAAGTATTGACTCAGAAAGTTTTATCAGTCCGACAGGGAACTGGACAATTGATAGTGATGGATTCTTGACACTGATCGAATCAGTAGCTGACACATCCGAAAAGCTCAAAGACTTTTTTACAAGTCCAACCGTTTCTAGTGATGATATTGTGATTACTGGAATCAAGCTAAAAAATAGAGAAAATGAAGCCATGTACGGAAGCACAGGATATGTTCTTGAATTGGAAAACGACCTTGTTGCGGATTCGGACTTGGACACGGTAGCTGCTCAAATCGGTGATTCCATAATTGGAGCTAAATTCCGTAACATGTCGGGAGAACTTGCATATAATCCACTCATTGAGTTTGGAGATATGGCATATACTTACGACCGCAAGTGGAATAGGTATATCACTCCACTGACAGACGTTTCCTGTTTCGTTAATGGAAAGACCACTGTAAAAACTCAAGCCGACGACCCTATCAGAGGGCAGAGCAAGTTCCAGTCAGAATCCACTAAGGCAATCGTAGAGGCAAGACGACTTGTTAAAAAAGAACAATCAGCTAGAGAAAAAGCAGTAAAGAAATTAGAAGAAACCTTAAAAAATTCTTCTGGATTATATGAAACATCAGTCACACAGGAAGATGGCAGTACTATCACATATCTGCATGACAAGCCTACACTCGCAGAATCAAAAAATGTAATTAAATTCACAGCAGAAGCCATTGGCGTATCCAATGATGGTGGTAAAACATATCCTTACGGTTTTTTTCTGACAGGCGATTTGATAGCAAAAATTCTGTACGCACATGGTATCAATGCTGATTATATCGACACAGGTGCACTGACTGTCAGAGATAGCGATGGAAACATAATCTTCCAGGTTGATATGGACACCAAAAAAGTAATCATCAGTGGTGATAATGTTGTAATTGGTGACAGTTCTTTGCCGGATAAACTGACAAAAATGGACAACAATATTGCATCTGCCAAGAATATGACATTCCAGCTGTCAAACGATATGCAGACGATCACATCTGACGCAGACGGAAACATTCCGGTATTTCCAACAGTGGCAACTACAGCGAAAGTTATGTACGGTTCGTCTGATATCACGAACGATTGCAGTTATACCGTCACAAAATCCGACAGCGTAACGGGTTCATGGGATGTCGATACGCACACCTATACAGTCACAGGTTTGAGTGCCGACAATGGATGGGTGGATATTAAGGCAACGTACCTGATTAATCTTTCTATAACGAAGAGATTTACGATTTCCAAGCAGAAAAAGGGCGAAGATGGAAAAGATGGTGAACCTGGTAGAACATACATGGTTGAGCCATCATGTAACGTCTTGAAACGTGGCTCTGACAAGACAATTAGTCCAAACTTTATAACATTTAAAGCGTATTATCGTGACGGAAAGTCAGCTACTAGAGTGCCTTATAAAGGCAGATTCGTTGTTGAAGAGACTGCTGACGGAAACACTTGGAATACCATTTATACTAGTTCAACCGATGAGGATACCGTGACACACTATTTGTATTCTATTTTGACAAATGGATCTGGTCAGACAGTAGCAAGTTCTAATGGTTCAACTGTCGGTATTCCGAGAGATGTGACAAATGTTAGATGTAAATTATATGCGTCCGGTGGAACTACAACATTGATGGATATGCAGAGTGTTGCGGTAGTAATTGATGTGGACAATCTGACGCAGGAGCAAATAGTTAGCATTCTGACTAATGACGGGGCTTGGAAGGGATTATATTATAGCAATGGGCGTCTCTACGTCAGCCTTGATGCTCTTCTTGGTGGAACAGTTACCTTGGGCGGCAAAAAGAATGGGAACGGTTATCTGAAAATTAAAGATGCCAGCAATGCTGTTAAAGGATTAATTGATCGCTCTGGATATACTGTATTTACAAGCTACGAAGAAAATTCAAAATACATGAAATATACAGGTGTACAGTTTTCAAGCGATGGAATATTCCCTGTTGATATCAAGAAGTTCTTTGACGATGAAGTAGATATTGAAATTGAAAATAGTGAAAATTGGGGAATCAGTTGGAATGATAACAGTCTAAACGTATATGCCACAGAGGTATCGGCTGATACCGGTACATTTGGAGATTTAACTGTTACTAATTCTGCATCTTTTGCAAAATCGCCAAAGATAGAAAACATGGAGTATACGACATCATCAAATACTATTTGTTGGGATGGACGTACAGGATACAAACAGCTGATGCTGAAATCTTCATCCTCGAAACGCTATAAAGATATTGGAAACGATATTTCAGAGCAAGAAATTGAAGAATGGTACAATATCGAACCAACGTGGGCGAAATACAAAAAGGGATATCTAGTTAAAGGGGACGAGAATGAAGGAAGATATATCCCAATGTTTATTGCTGAGAATGTAGAAGTATTCTTTCCGGAAGCTACTCGGCATCAAAACGGACTTGTTGAGGACTGGAACGAACGTATCATGATACCTGCTATGTTTGCAATGATAAAAAGCCAGAAAGAACAGCTTGACCGACAGGAGAAACTAATTAATCAGTTCTATGAAAAGTTCAATATAGAAAAGGAGAATTAATATGGCAAAATTTAATGAATATCCCGTAAAAACAACACCAAAAGATGCAGATAAATTTATGCTTTACAGTGCAGAGGATGCGGCAAACAAGCTGATTGATTATGATAAGCTTGCTGATGCGGTACTCAATAAATTGACATCAAAGACCTTCGGACTGGATCAGGGAACGATGACGTTACCGGCCGCGCTTAACCAATTAAATAGTAACCCAAATTTAATGAATCTAGATAATAACATAGAAAACTTTATTAACGCATCTCAAAAGCCACGTGCTTACTTTGTATGGGGAACTATCGGAGGACTCTTTGGCGGTTGGGCTTGGGGAATATTAATGTGTTCTGGTAGTATTAGAGTTGCCAATTTTATAGGAATAAATAACGCTTCAAATTCAATAGCCGCAGCAACTTATAAGAAAAAAACTTGGACTAAAATATCTATTATCGGATAATAAAATTAAATATAGAATGAATTATGAAATGGAGGTACATAAATGTCAGTAAAGCAAGTACAAGCTATTGTAAATGGACAGACTTACACCCTTACTTTTAACAGTAATACGGGCAAATATGAAGCTACAGTAACAGCTCCAAATAAGTCCAGTTACAGCCAGAGCGGACATTATTACGGAATAACAATCAAGGCAACGGACGATGCTGGAAACGTGACCACCAAAGATGCAACAGATTCCGCAATCGGTAGTTCCCTGCGATTAACCGTTAAAGAAAAGGTCGCTCCGGTAATTACAGTCACAAATCCAACAGCATCTGCAACACTTGTCAACAACAAGCCAACTATCACATGGACTGTTACAGATGATGATTCTGGTGTTAATCCGTCTACTATCGGTATCACAATCGATTCCGGAAGCAAGATTACTGACGGCATTACAAAGACCGCCGTAACCGGTGGTTACAATTGTTCGTACATACCGGCAACAGCTCTTACCGATGGTTCTCATACCATTAGGTTTGATGCATCCGATTACGATGGCAACGCAGCTACGCAGAAATCTGTAACATTCAAGATCGATACCGTACCGCCGACGTTGAGCGTAGCCTCTCCGTCTGATGGATACGTTACCAACAAGAGCACAATTACTGTAGCAGGTACAACCAATGATGCAACGTCATCTCCTGTTACAGTAATGATCAACGGTACACCTGTAACGGTTGGTAGCAACGGAGCATTCAGCACTACGGTCACATTGTCCGCAGGCTCAAATACAATTACTATCGTTGCAAAAGACAGTGCCGGTAAGACAACAACCATTACTAGAATTGTCAAGTATGATCCGAACCCACCAAAGATTACAGCCGCAAGCGTAACGCCTAATCCGGTCGATGCAGGCAAAACTTATGTGATCTCTGTCACAGTAACTGATGAATGATGATTACGAGGGTTTACGGCTCGTGTAATGAGTTCGCTATTGAGTTCCAGAGACGAGAGGGATCGGATCTCGAAATCTGGGACGCAATAGTCCCTGCCAATAGAGATGGACAGTATGTCATAGAAATCTATGCAGAAAGTAGTGGTGGCTTGACAGCTTATACCGCCACTGTACTGTTTCTGATATCAGGGCACGAGATTGCTGGAAAGCTCGTTCCGAGAGGATATACGGCAGAATCAGAGAACATCGAGTACAGCTCATTGCTGAATCTGAGCCAGCTGACGGCAGAGCTTGTAAAGCAATGTTTCAGCGGACATAAAACATGCTGAAAGGAGAGAGGACATGGCAATTAGATACGTAGATAGCAATACAATAATGGATTTGGGAGAAAAAATCCGATTTAAAAGTAAAGTAGAGCCGGTATGCGGTGTAGACATCCCTTTTTCCATCATTTCAGCGGATTACGAATTGATTTTCGTTGATACAGATGCTGAAACAGAGACTGTAGAAGATCAAGGAAATTGCAATATCAACGAGCATACGCTAGATGCGTTAATTGAGCCACAAAAAACAGGAATCTATTGTCTGAGATTCATATATAAAATCGCAGATGAAACGTGGGTAGATAATTATAAAATCAAAGTGAAAGGGTGATATGCATGGCAGATGCAAACATTTATATAGCCGGTGCAAGCATAAGCCCTACATCAGTTCAGACAGGGGCGAAATATGCGATTGCTGTTGATGTTCGGAATGTCCAGTATGTATTAGGCACAAGTGATGGATCAGCACTTGCCACTTCTGATGGTTCGATGCTGAGAGTGAAAGAATAGAAAGAGGTAAAATATTATGGCAGAATCATTAAAAACAATATTAATGTCGGCACTGGCTTCGAAAGCAACGCCGGCAGAAAGTGACACATTGATAGTTGGAGAAGGGAATGTATTAAAAAAAATATCGTTCTCACAATTATTTACATACCTGAAAGACAAGCTAGGCATTAATACATTAAACACGAAGATAACTTTTGTAAATCAAGTTTATAAAGGTACTGGAGCAGGACATATCTATATTAATCCACCAGATACTAACAATGATTATTACTTAATAGGAGCTACTAATGCGGATTGGAACGCTTGTCCAGTTAGTATAGTTGCTGTAAGTAAGCAAAATTCTACTCATATAGTGCATTTTACGGGTAACATTGAAAAGGGTAAATCTGTTCGAATACTCAGTATGTGGACACAAGCTAAATATATAACTTTTAAATCATAATATAATTTATGCTCGTATAAACATTAAATCTGCTATATAATTACCTGCTGATACAAACCCATTACAAACAATATTATAGCCATTTGATGAAACGCCTACTGCGCAAATAAGAGCTTTGTTATCTCCCGAACCAATAACACCAATATTTTGATTATTTGTTGATACTTTTACTGGTAAGGTCAGAAGAACTGTCCCATTTTGTATACCAGAAGCAGTAAGTGAATTAAATCCAATATGGAGATATAAAAAGCTATCGTTATATATACAATATGTTTGTCCAGTTTGCAAATATCCGCCACCATTATATGTTTTTAATGTAACATTTTTATTATTTATCTTCGTGTTTAGCATCTGTACCTATGCTTTATAATTAAGGTACGGGAGGTGCTGATAATGGAGTCAAGGCAAATGATCATACAATCAGTAATGCAAGTATTAAAGAGCAAAGTGGATCAGGAGACACTGGATATAGTGCAAGATGCGCTTACGATCGAACTGAATCGTTATGAAGTCCAGGAACGAACAACGGAACTATCGGTGGTAGACAATAGTGCTGTAGGAATGTTACGCAGGTATATTGCTACCAAAAGAATCGAGGGCAAAGCAGAGTCTACACTGAAAAGATACTGGGAACAGAACCTGCAGTTAATACAATTTCTCGGCAAGGATCTGAACAAAATTACTACAGATGATTTAAGACTGTTCATGGCATGCCGACGGCAGCAGAATAAGGTAAGTAATAGAACTTTAGATGGGATGAGGAATAAAAAAGGCTCAGATCGAGCAGATTGTGAACCAGATAAGCGAGAGAGCAAATCTTGTAAGACAGCTGTATCCTCATCTTATCCGGCATACCACAGCCACAATGTCTCTTGAGCGTGGTATGGATGTTACGGAATTGCAAAAGATGTTAGGACATGAAAAATTAGACACGACTATGATTTATGCGAAAGTATCGCAAGAATCATTGAGATATAGCCACCACAGATACGTGGTGTGAAAGGAGAAAATATGGAGATTAAAGGTATTGACGTTTCATCTTATCAAGGCAAGCCAGATTGGTCAAAAGTATCGAATTCTGGAGTTAAGTTTGCAATTTTGAGAATCCATCAGAAATCCGGCACTGATGCATCATTCGAACATAACTACAAGGGCTGTAAATCCAACGGAATTCTTATTGGTGGATATAAGTACAGTTATGCCCTAACACCGGCACAGGCAATTGACGAAGCCGAGGACGTACTTTCCGTTCTTTGTGGACGCGGATTGGATTTCCCAGTATTCTATGACCTTGAATGGAAACAGCAGAGAAGGCTTGGAAAACAGACGATTGAGAATATTGCAGTATCGTTTCTGACCAGAATCAAGAAAGCCGGTTATAAGGTTGGAATTTATTGTAATCTCGACTGGTACAATAATGTTCTGACAGATGCTCTCAAGCAATATGATTGTTGGATTGCCCGTTATCCGGCAAGCGACAATGGTTCTGTGCAGGAAAGATTACGTCCGAATGTCGGTGTAGGCTGGCAGTATTCCAGTAAAGGAAAAGTTCCAGGAATCAGCGGAAATGTTGATATGGATGTGTTCTACAAAGACTACAGAGATTCTAACCAGAAAGGAGAAACTAAAATGGTAAAAATCAGTAACTGCGGACATGATGAAAGAGGAAGATATGCAGGTGGGAAAGCAGGAGATCAGACTGGTACAGAATATCAGATCATGAACTGGTACAGTAGACCGTGGCTCTGTGTCCTAAGATTCAATGACACCAAAATCGCAACCATGATTGCAGACATGGCGACAAAAGCGGCACAGAACAATCTCATCGGATACGATCAGGGCACTGCCGGAAACAGCAATGACCGGTATTCGTTCTGGCGGCACTTAAAGGCAAGCAACTACGATCCGGCGCAGATCACGGTAGCTTGCGAATCTGATTGCAGCGCAAGTACAGCAGCTATCGTCAAGGGAGCTGGGTATCGCTTAAATAACGCAAGACTCAAAGCGGTCAGCATCTATCTGACGACACGAAACATGAGAGCTGCAATGAAGATTGCCGGTGCGAAAGTACTGACGGATAGAAAGTATCTGACATCCGGCGACTATCTAAAGGCAGGAGATATCCTCCTGAATGATAACCACCACGTGGCTATCGCTGTTACCACCGGCGCAAAAGCAAATACGCTTTCAGCGTCAACTATTCTGTCTAAAACTCCGAAGTGGGTGGGAAAGGTAACTGCAAATACACTTAATGTCCGCACATGGGCAGGAACAGAGTATGCACAGCTTAAAAGCTATCCTACACTTGCAAAAGGCAATTTAGTTGATGTATGCGATACCATTAAAGCCAAAGATGGAGCATCTTGGTACTATATCCGCATTGCCGGAAAGTATTTCGGATTTGTTTCTGCAAAATACATCAAAAAAGTATAAAATATCCCGGGGTTAATTCCCCGGGAGTTTCTTTTTAAAATTAATGATAGCATCATTGCGCCAGCGAACTGGCACATAGAAGATGTCATTAATCATTTTTTTGAATTTTTGGGAAAATGTCTAGCTCAAAATTAATCTCGTTACCTTTGCCGTAAGTGTTTTTTATATTTTTCGAGTAGACGACTTTTTCAACTAGATTCTTGAGCATTCTATTTCGTGATTCTATGTTAAGGTCCCAATAGTTATTAAGCAGCTCTTCACAACGCGGAATAAAATTCGACTGTTGTGCCTTAATATTCTCATCGTGTTCGATTTCTTCTCTTAATTTCGTAATAATATCAGAGCATGATTGGATAGACCTAGCTATGGTTTTGGAGCGTTCAAGGAAGACTTCTGTGGTGTAGATTCCGCGCTCAAGCAGATCGTACTGTTTTGCTTTTTGGACATTTAAGCTTTCCAGCTCACTTTCTTTTTCGCGTATAAGATTTTGCTTAGATACTATACCAGAATTGATAGTATTATATGGAACATTAATATCATTGTTCAGCTTATACTTCTCTGTTATTCCTTTAATTCCATCAAGCACAGCTTTTTCAACTAGAGATAATTTGCTACTCACTGTAGGGCAAGACGTATATGGACACATGAGGGTATCTTCCTGTCCGCGTTTTTGATGAGGGCGGCGAACCATGGCACGACCACACTTGCTGCAATAGACAATTCTGGCAAGCGGATTGCGAACTGTGTTTTTTATGCTAATCGGACGGGGTGGGTTCTTTTGACGTATCTCTTGCACAGAATTATACAGATCGTCTGATATAATAGACGGATGCAATCCCTCACAGATAAGGACATTCCTGGACCGTGGGCGTGTCTTGACTACTTGACCATTCTGTATAGTCTTTACTGTTTTTCGACCATTCCACCGGATTTTTCCTATATACACCGGATTTGTTAGAATTCCCTGTATGCTGGCAGGAGTCCAGTCACCACCTAGCGCAGATTTTATTCCCATGTCGTTTAATTTCCGTACAATCTTCGCAACTCCAATTTGCTCACAACCATCACCGGCATACCAGGTGTATATCATCTTTACGATCTCGGCTTGAGCCGGAACAGGTCTGAGGGTATAACCTTTTTCTTTTTCGAGTTTTACTCTTTCGTATCCGTAAGGTGGCTTGTTGCCACAGTATTTACCTTCTTTTACAGATGAGATTCTACCATTATTCAATCGACGCTTGATGGTCTTATATTCACGCCTGGACATGAAGAGTCCGAATTCAAAGTACTCTTCGTCAAATTCGTTGTTTGGGTCATATATTTTTGTTGGGGTTATAATCTTCGTATCGGAATATTGGAATGCTCTGGAGACAACACCTTGGTCGATAGTGTCACCTCTGGCAAGACGTTCTACTTCGACAACCAAAACACCGTCCCACATACCGGATTCCACTTCGTGAAGAAGCTGCTGCATGACAGGACGGTCAGCAATAGTTTCGCCAGATACCACTTCACGGTAAATTGCACCTACAATGTACTCTTTTTTCTTTGCAAGCTCTAACAGGATCCGTTCGTGTCTGGCAAGAGTTTCGCCCTCTCCATGTGCTTCAGCTTCCCGATCGGCTCTGGATTTCCTTAAATAGATGCATACTGATTCATTCATTTCATCATTCTCCTTTTTTACACTTGTACGGCAATCCCGGAGATGATATACTTAATGTGTAGGTAAGATTTTTCTCTGGAATTGTCTTATTTTTAAAAACCGGTCCTCGTTGGTAGCGAGAGCCGGTTCTTTTTTATAAAAGTTCTGATTTTTTCTGGTCAAATTCTTCTTGAGTAATAATACCGCTATCTAAAAGCTCTTTGTAATCCTTCAGTAGTTCAACGGATGTTTTCTGATTTCGAACATTTTCAACAGCATCAGAGCTTTTGGAAATATTGAAGCTCTTTAACTGCATATCTATATTTGAACTACAGCGGAATCCAATAGTATTTATTTGATTGGTTTCGATATTCCGCATTTTCATAGATGCATAAGAATCCACTTCAATGTTATCACTTGTTGTGGTAGCAGTTCCAGTAGTAGTGGAATTATTCTTTCCTTTAGTTTTCTTTCCGGTTCCAACAGCTGCACCGACAGCTGCGCCGACAACAGGGTTTCCAAGCGTGACAGCTGTAGCAGCCGTACCAATAACAGCACCAGCTAATCTTCCTTTTCGTTTTGTTTTTTCTTTACTTTTCCCTTTAGTGTGAGATGTTGTAGTTGTCTTTTCTACTGTTCTGTATTCCGGCCCGTTCCATTCATAGTCGAAAAGTTCATATTTGGTTGGAGCATCTGACACTGTAACAGATCCATCTTTCCATTGCTTCAAATCAAATCTTGTGTGTTTGGAACCAAGCTCAAAATCCTCCTTACCGGATATAACTCTCAGATTCAATACTCGAACAGGTTTTTCTACAACCGCCGGCTGGGTTGCTACGGAATTATTTGATATTGCAGGTTTTTGAACCTTATTTTTAATAGACAGCAAAAGTGCAAAAATAAGATACAAAACAGCAATTCCAAATACCTCAAGTACAACAACGACCATAATATTGTCTGATGAAAGATCGTTTGAACTCATCAAGGCCACAATCATTAATACAATTAATGCGGTCCAAACGATCATCAACACATTTCGTATTTTTTTCATATTTCCCCCTTTTGACACGATTACTCAAAATTCTCGATATAATTCTTATATAGATTCCTTATTTTGGCAGCCTCCCTCTGCCTGATTGGAACAATATCCCCCGATATCATCTCAAAATGATCTGATGCATCTTTAATTTCGTCCATGTTGACGATATAACTTTGATGGCAACGGAGAAATCTTCCATCAAGATGCGGCTCTATATCTGACAGCTTTCCACGTGCTACATGTATAACGCCGCAAGTACAGTGGACGAGAATTGATTTATTTCGGCTTTCTATGTATTCGATGTGACGGAATTCTACCCGATGTAAGTGATCTCGGTTTTTGATAGTCAAGGCTTTCTCACGGATATCTTCCAATGTGTGTGCTACGACAGAATACATGCGTCCATGCTCAGAGCCTTTGATGATGTAATGCACTGGCAAGACGTCCAATGCGTCAAATACATAGTTTTTGTATGCTGTCCAGAAGGCAATGTTACCATTATATCCATTTTTCCTGAGCTGTCTTGCAACATTTATGCCATTCTCATTATCAAGGACCACATCCAACACGACTATATCGTACCATTGACCGTCTGCTATATCGTCAATCAGCGGCTTTCCACTACTATAAGTGTTTAGCGTGTAACTCTTGTCTCCGCGCTTTTTCAAAAACTCATCAACATGAGCCTTAAAAAAATCAATCTGTAAAGAATTATCGTCACAAATCGCAATTTTCATGCAAATCAGTCCTTTAAATTGTCATTTTCGCCATTTGCGTTAAATAAGAATTCTATATGTTATAGTTGATTATAGCATCATGCAATATAGTTGTAAATAGACGTTTGTAGGTGATTTTAGAATGAAAAGAGTCAAAAAAGTACTAATTTTGATATCGGTTATAGTTTTTGTCAATTATATAATCCATCTTCCAATGTGCGTGGATGATTATGTACACAAGGATTCTGACATATACTCTGCTCAACACATGTGCAGGCATTCGACCTTGACCAGGAACGCGAAGGGAATTTTGAAAACAGACGGTATTATAGAAACAATAAAAATTCCACTCAAAGCGAACTTCCTTTTTGCAAAAGTAAAAATTATATTCGATATTACGAATATTCCAGTGTACCACTGGCAGTTAGCTAGAGGAAATTTAGGCGTGTCTCGTTTTATTGGACTTGTGGGTTGATATAATAAGAACGAATGTTCGGTCATATTTCCCACAAAACGCACATATACTGTAATGTAGGTGGTAATTACAATAGGGAGGGTTATTTATGGATTATAAGAAAGAGATTATTGAGATGATACAGAAAATACATAGTGAATCAATGATAAAATTTATTTACGGGTGCGTAAAAAGGGCTTATAAAGAAGAAAGGGCAGGAAAATAATTCCTACCCTTGTGCTTTAGAAAATAAACTTCTCAAAAAAATCACATAACAAATCTTTTTTATCGGGCGGCAGGTTATCGTATTCAAGAATGATTCTTTTGAAACGAGGGTCTGACTGCTCGATTTTTGTAACTACGTCTCCAAATTCAATATCAGGGTCTTGATTCTCTTTTAAATCTGTCAAATCTGACATTCTTATTCGGAAATAATCGGCCAAAGCTCTAATCTTTCCGGTTCCTGGCATCGAATTACCTTTGCACCACATATTAAATGTAGATGCGTTTGTTCCAATGGCTTCAGCGATTTCCTTTTGCTGTTTTCCACTTCTTGAAATGTACTTATTAAGATTATTCGAGAAGATCTTTTTCTGCTCTTCAGTTGTCATGATTCTTTTCCTCCTTACATTTTGTATTTTACATCATATTTATAAAAAATTCAATAGTCAATTCAATTATTTTGAATTTTGGTGTTGACAATTCAATTCAATTGAATTATAATAAGCTCAGAAGTTAAGAAAGGAGATGAGTGAATGCCAAAAATTTCATTAGAAGCCGTTCGTGTGAACGCAGGATATAACCAGAAAGAATGGGCTGAAATATTCGGTATTTCCAATGCTACAGTGGTTAACTGGGAAAAAGGAAAAACTGAGCCTACATTATCACAACTTAGAAAAATGAGTGAACTTTCTGGAATCCCTATGGATTTTATTTTTGTGCCAAATAACTTCAATTAAATTGAATTAGAAAGGAGCGTAAATGGACGCATTACAATTTAACAAAGCCGTCAGCCAACACTGCAAAGAATCTGGTGGAGACTGTTGCAAATGTGACCTACGGCTTTACTGTTACCTATCGCCAAGTGAGCGACCAGATGAGTTAGTGAGCCTGGTTATTGATTTTTTGCATAACCACATTGAAAACCATGGTCATTATACCCATCACAGCGCGGCTTCATTTCCGTGTATTGATGATATGGACATGAGCACCGCAGTAGGCGGCGACTGTTACCAGAAACCTCATACTCTTCACAAACGTTCACATGCTTGTGAATCTTGTGGCAGTGATACAGTCGAGTGATTGTTTCAACCATATAATTCCCCTTTCGTTATACTCGGCATGTCGGTGCCTGTAAATGCATTATAGGTAGAGGGAAAAGGAAACGTCAATAGAAAGGAAATCATCAATGAAAAAATTAACAGCGGTTTTATTGTTCGGAATCATGGCAACAGGCGTTACTGCTTGCTCAACAGCAAGTACAGTAAATTACAATCTCAACAAAGAAGCGGATGAGTTCAATGTGTACAGAAAAATCACCGTAACTAATGCCAGAACCGACACTATCATGTTGCAGGCAGAGGGGTATATGTCTCTTAGCAATAACAGTAGCGATGAGCTTGTAATGACTATCAAGACAGGTGAGGGTACATACTTTAAGGATTACATCTACTTGAACGACTGGACCTGTTATGTGATGGAGCAAACAGAGCCGAACACAGTAGACAAATATCACTATGAATTAGTTTTCTATCCGGAAAGAATTATTCCAAATGTAGAAATCAAATAAAAAGCCAATATAAGGAGGATTTGATGGAGAAACATTTTGCAGAAGAAGCAAAATAGCAGAAACATCATAATCTATCGTAGAAAGGAGAGATTGTAATGGCAGTAATCAAAACAATTAAAAAAGGGTCTGGGGTAATCAGAATACATGATGATTACTGCAAGGATAACACACCGGAAGACAATCAGAGAATTGTAGATGAGTGTTCAAGAATCATCTTGAGCTACTATCGAAGAAAAGAAACAAATTTGACGTAAGCGCCCCGGAGGGAGCCGAAACCTCCACCCCGGAGCCGTAAACCACTAAACCAACCTTAGCGGATTACAGGACAATCATAACATTTCTTCCTGTATTTCGCAAGAGAACAGGAGGATTTTTTATGAAGAAAACCGAGGGCAAAAGTACAATGGATAGCGCAAAAGTAACCAGTTTTGAAGATTTTGAAAACTTCTATGCAGTGGAAGTCGTAAGAGAAGCCAAGAAACAGACTCAGAAATGGTTCTGTGCATGGGGAATTACCATGGCGGCATTGATTCTTTCAAATGCAGCATGGGTATTCCTTAGATAGAGGGGTACGAATGAAAAAATATCGTAAACGAGAAATTTTGATGTCAATAGCAATCGGAATCCTTTTAACATTCCTTCCAGCATGGGAGTGGACAAATGGATTTGATCGGATTCTGGCAGCGGCAGTTATAAGCCTGATTCTGATAGGAAATCTATGAAAGGAGAAAAAATGAACGAGAAGAAAATTAAGGAATTGTTCGAATTGTGTCTGAGGGTTTCAAATGAAACAACGGCGCATGTGAATTTTGACTATACGGCGTGTGACGACATATCCAGAGTTTATATTTATGTATTTAATGATGCAGGGGAGATCGTAAAGCATTTTTCAGTGTGCCAGTTTTACGACTTTAAGTTTGATTCTCAGAATTATGAAGATGCAAAGAAATGTCTTCTGGAACTGCTTATTAATGGGAGGTGTCCGTTAAATGAATCTTGAAGAATTAAGACTCCTTCCAAAATGGAATATGGTTTTGGCAGTAAATGTTCTTCTGGATGAGCTTAACAAGCGAGATACACCAATTGTTGATTGGGAAAATCCAGATATGTTTATCGACCATCTTGAGTATCACGCCGCTGATTCCATTCAGAACGGTAAGACGGTTCCGGGCATGGGGGATAAGTCAGACGCAATCTATTGTTTTTTTAAGCAGTTAAAGGAGCCTGTCTATGAACGAGAGGATACAGGAAGTACTGAGACTGATTGATGTTCAACTTGCACTTGTTCCAGATAATCCAATAGAGGAACAGTACAAGGCGAGGACATTGGCAAGTTACACGCAAGCACTAAATGGGCTTTTAGCGGCTCAGAAAGCATATAAGGAGAACGCTCATGAGTGATTTTGAAATCCGTATTCCAGCGAGAAAGAAACAGCCTGCAACTGATAAGGATAACCCGGTCGTGAAAGTATCATCGGAAGCATACAACGCACTGGTTGAGATCTATAACGAATCAACCATATCAATGAAAGATATCGCAAGTTTGCTGATCGTTGAGGGCAGCAAGCATGTAGTTTATGACAAGGAGGATTGAAATTGAATATCTATGAAAAATTAGGAGTTATTCAGTCAAAGCTGAAAGCCCCAAAAGGGCAGTATAACTCATTCGGGAAATATAAATATAGAAGCTGTGAGGACATTCTGGAAGCAGTAAAGCCGCTTCTGGCAGAAACAAAGACAGTATTATGTATCACTGATCAGATGGAAGTGGTCGGGGACAGAATCTATGTAAGAGCAGAAACACATTTAAAAGATGCAGAGGATTCTTCTTCTGAAATCGTAACAGTTGCTTATGCAAGGGAAGAAGAGTCAAAAAAAGGCATGGATTCTTCCCAGGTTACAGGCGCAGCGTCATCTTATGCAAGAAAGTATGCCCTGAATGGTTTGTTCTGCATTGATGACAACAAAGACAGTGATTCTACTAATACAGGTAGCAGTGGAAAAACAGCAGCTAAAAAGTCAGAATCAAAAGGACCTGTTGAGATGATTACTTCAGAAAATGTAATGAGTATCCAGAACATCATTGACAAATATCCGAGTTCTAACTTGTTTGAACAGATTAAAACTCGTTTCAAGGTAGACGAAGTGAAAGGACTCACAAAAGAAAAAGGGCAAAAATGTCTCAAAATGTTGATTGAGTACGATAAACAGCATAGTGGAAAGGAATAAAAAATGAACAAAGTTATTCTTACAGGAAGATTTACACGCGATCCAGAAATCAAGTACACCAATGATGGAACATCTATTGCAAGATTTTCTATTGCGGTAAATAGAAGATTTGTGAAAGAGGGTTCTGATCAGAAAGCAGATTTCTTAAATTGCATCGCTTTCGGAAAGTCAGCGGAATTTATTGAGAAATATTTTTTCAAGGGTATGAAAGCAGATTTATCTGGAAGAATCCAGACAGGATCCTATACGAATAAAGACGGCGTGAAGGTATATACAACAGATATTGTTGTCGAGGAAATCGAATTCGGCGAAAGCAAAGGTTCGTCACAGACACAGACAGCATCACCTACACCGAATCCAGAAGCCGACCCGGACGGCTTTATGAGCATTCCTGATGGTATCGACGAGGAGATGCCATTTAATTGATACAGATTGATAGCAGAGAACATCAGAAAGTTATTGATGGCATTAAAAAGGCATTTGACGAGGCAGGGGAAAAATGGTTCGTGTCAAAGCTGTATGTAGGTGATTACATGAATTATGATAACCCGCGTTTGGTAGTTGATAGAAAACAGAACCTTGCAGAGTTATGCGGAAATGTATGCCAGCAGCATGAAAGATTCCGATCTGAAATTATCCGGGCAAATGAAGCAGGAATAAAACTTGTCTTCTTATGCGAACACGGGAAAGGGATCGAAAAGCTGGACGATGTTCTCTGGTGGGAGAATCCCAGGGCGAAGAAGCGGGTTAAGAAAAATGGTATCTGGATTGAGCAAGAACAGAAAGTTATGCACGGCGATACGCTGTACAAAATTCTATGCACAATGCAGAGAAAATATGGAGTTGAGTTCCTATTTTGTGACAAGAAAAATACTGGAAAACGAATAATGGAGATTCTGTCGGATGGACAAAGAAACAATTAAACAGCAGAACAGCATGAGAGATGTTCTTTCCAGATACGGAATGATTCCGAACAGAGCTGGCTTTATCAGTTGCCCATTTCATCCCAGTGACCGTACTGCTTCATTGAAAATTTACAAAGACAGCTACTATTGCTTCGGATGTGGCGCGTCAGGAGATATTTTTACTTTCGTTCAGAATATGGATAATTGCGATTTTAAGACAGCTTTTCAGATTCTTGGCGGAACTTACCAGAAACCAGATTTTTCTTCCAGAATGGCAATATATCACCATCAAAAACAGATGGAAATGCAGCAGAAGGAAGAACAGAAGAAAAAGACCGAGTTGCAAGAATGCATGTCTGATATAGATTTCTACCGGGCTATCCTCGACAGAGTGAAACCATTGTCTGACGGATGGTGTGAAGCATGGAACAGGTTGCAACTTGCACTATATCACCATGGATTCATAACAGGACTGGAAGAAGGTGATTAAAAGTGGAAATGATAAGCAAGCTCACGAAGGACTCTATTCTGGATGAAGAAGTGTTTGACGAGATATTCAAGCAGGAAGATGAGATTTACAAGGCACGTTTGACATTGACTCTTCTGGACAGAGCCAAGGAGCTTGGCGTAAAGAAAAAATTTGAGGATTTGCTTAAGGCTTACACGAAAGTACAGAAGCAAATGATCGAGAAAGAGAAAAACAATAGGACGTTGTCTATGCTGAACCAGTGGACTAATTTCTCTGATTGTGAATATGACAGAATGAAGTGTCTTAACTGGGTGGCGGATGATGATGGAATCAGAATATCGAATACTAATCCAGGATCGCCGGATATCATAGCTTGTTATCACCCTATACTTCCAATAGAGCGAATGAAGAATCTGGAGACTGGAGAAGAACAGATAAAGCTAATCTATAAGAGAAATAATAAATGGTCCGAGGTTATTGTACCGAAAACCATGGTTGCATCATCTACTAAAATCGTTGGCTTGTCTGCGCTTGGAATTTCAGTAACATCTGAGAATGCGAAGTTTCTTGTGCGGTATCTGTCAGATGTCGAGAATGCAAATGACGATTATATCAACATTCAGTATTCATCCAGCAAAATCGGGTGGATCAGGGATTATTTTCTTCCTTATGACAAAGACATTGTATTCGATGGAGATATGCGGTTCCGACAACTGTATGAAAGTATCAGTGTAGGCGGCAGCAGAACAGAATGGTATGAACATGTAAAAAAGGTTCGTGCTACTGGAAGAATAGAGCCGAAAATCATGTTGGCTGCAAGTTTTGCCAGTATTCTGATTAAGCTTGTTGGCGCACTTCCGTTCTTTGTAGACCTCTGGGGAGAAACTGAAGGCGGCAAGACTGTGACGCTTATGTTGGGAGCTTCCGTCTGGGCGAATCCGGGTGAATCTAGGTACATAGGAGATTTCAAGACAACAGATGTGGCTCTGGAAGCAAAGTCTGATATGCTTAACAATCTTCCACTAATTCTGGATGATACTTCCAAGGTATCTGCCAAGATTAGAGATAACTTCGAGGGCATTGTGTATGACTTGTGTTCCGGCAAAGGAAAGAGCCGCTCTAATAAGGAGTTGGGAGTGAACCGGGAGAATCGCTGGCAGAACTGCATTCTGACCAATGGTGAACGTCCGCTTGCAGGATATGTCAGCCAAGGTGGAGCTATCAACCGAATTATTGAGGTCGAGTGTTCTGAAAAGATATTTGATGATCCACAGCTTACCGCAGATACCCTTAAAAAGAACTACGGATATGCAGGAATCGACTTTGTGAACGCAGTCAAGGAAATGTCCATTGATGATATAAAAGCCCTGCAAAAGCACTATCAGGAGCTTATACAGGACGATGACAAGATGCAAAAACAAAGTATATCTATGAGTATCATTCTGGCAGCAGATAAAATCGCAACAGATCAGCTGTTCCATGATGGTCAGTACATTGACATTGAGACGGCTAAGAATCTTCTGACAGAGAAAGAAATGGTATCTGAAAACGAACGTGCTTACTGGTTCGTGCTTGATAAGATTGCCATGAACGGAATTAAATTCGATGATAACCCAGATATAAAAACAGAAAGGTGGGGAATTATCGACAATGATCCGGTAGAGAAAACATCAACTGCAATAATCTATAGCGCAGCGTTTGATGATTTATGCAAAATCGGAAGATTCTCCAGAAAAGCATTTTTGTCATGGGCTGTTAAGAAGGGACTTGTGGAAACCGACAGCAGAGGTTATCCGACCAAAGCAAAGAAACTGGACGGAATTGTCACCAAATGTGTGTTTTTGAAAATTGTAGATGAAATTCCGAAAGGATTCGTGAATTGCAATGATGATTTTGAGATTACAGACGATATTGTGTTTGATTAACAAACAATTCGTTCAAAAGGTAACCGGGTAACCTAGGTAACCTTTGATTCTGCATATATATATTTGAGTATTTATATGCACATATTGAGTATAAAAGTTTCCCTATATGAGAAAGTCAGGGTTACTCGGTTACTCGGTTACCATGCAGTAAAATCAATGGTTTGCGGATTTTTGAACGGTTACGTTTCGGTTACTATCGGTTACTCATAAAGAAGGTGAATAATGAAAGTAGAAGCTAAAGATATTCCGGTCATGCACAAGTTCATGCCAGAGTTTTGGAACGCAATAAAAGAATTTTACAATGTGAAAAACGATGATGAATATTTTGATGCATTACATAAAAAAATCGAGGATTTATATGAAATCTATCCAGACAGTTTGGCAAGGTATCTGTCTTTGGCCTTTTACAAATGGGCTGCAGATGCGTCAAAGGGGAAATGCAAAGTATGAATGAGGTGATAGAAATGCCATATAACACAGCAAGAAAGTACTATGAGGGTATCCAGACAAGGAAATACATATATCTATACATCATAAGATACTTGAAAGAACATAATTATCCGCCAAGCATTCCAGAAATCGCAGCAGGTCTGAGCATATCTAGCCATACCGTGCAGAATCATTTCGGCGAATTACTGGAAAGTGGTTTACTTGCGACAGACAACCCCGGTACGCCACGAGCGTATCGAGTGACAGGATATAAGTTCAGAAAGGTGAAGGAAAAATGAGTAGCAAGTTAAAAGTCAAGAAAAAGACCAGATTTCCTGTTCAGACTTCTAATCAGGCAGCTCAGGCGTTCGGGCGTTCAATGCAGAACTGTTATAGACAGATAAAAGACGTAGAGCAGCAAGCCTACGAGGATGGTTTTACCGTTGGTGAAGATTGGAGTAATACGATCAACACCGTTACAACAATGATGGCTCTGAGGCGTTTATATGGCTTTTCCACGAAGCGATTGCTTGATGTGATAAGAACTGCCAATGAATACGTTAAAATGGCAAATGAGGGCAAAATGAGCGTTCTGAGTATGATACAGGACATTGAAGAGAACACAGATGTAAGATTCGATGAGATAAACAAGAATCTGGTTAAGAAGATGGGAGTTTGACAAGGAGCTGAATTAAATGAATAGAATTCGTACTCTGAGGGAAGCGAGCAGTATGTCTCAAAAAGAATTGGCGAGCGCAATAGGAGTGCCGCAGTCTTTGGTGAGTTATTGGGAAAGAGAAAAGAGAACTCCATCAGTGGTTAACGCGCAAAAGCTTGCTGATTTTTTTGGAGCGGAAATAAAAGATATATTCGCAGAAAATACTGCACAATAGCGTGTCAGTTGTTTACATGAGCGAAAGGAGAAGGAGAATGAAGCAGAAAGCGCCAGAACAGGAATTAGAACTGTTAAGAGAAAATCTATTACATGAACGTGCTATCTGGGAACACATCAACGAAAATGGCTGTAATGATCCATTCTGGACAGATGGATGCAATATGAATCTAACCAGAAACCATATTCTTTCATACAGAAATGAGATTGCAAATTGTTGCGAGGAACATAATCTTCCACTTCCAGAAGAATATTTTCTAAAAGTACCGCCGGAAGTTGACAATAATTATATGGCAAACTTTAACCAGAAAGTCCGTGTGGATAGATTAAAACAGCAGGGTGATACATTAAGCCGGAAGAAAAAGAAGTTTATTGATGATGGACAGATGGAGTTTTGTTGATTAACCATGTAGTTGCTTACATGGGGAAAGTGAGGATGGAAAATGAGAAAGAATAATTATACTTCATTTTTTAAAATTAAGCCAAAGAAAGTAGAGAGATACATCCGTTGTAGAAAATGTGGTGGAAACATGGAATGGGTTGAGTACTATCCGCCGGAAATCAAATGCCCGAAGTGTGGATATACTGAATATCCAAAACCTTATGAACCAGATTGTATCAAACTGCCAGAAACATTGGAAGAATATTTTGAATTATATGAGAAAATAAGGAGGAAAAATGAGCTACTGTGACGGAACCTGTAAGTATCTGAACGCAAGAAAACACAAATGCGAATTGACAGGAGAAAAACTCGCATACATGAAATGGAGTCGTGGAATCGAATATTCAGTGCATGAACACAGAGGATTCTGTGAGAAAGATAAGGAGGACGCAAAATGTTAATTAGAAGTCAGAATAAGATGTCTCTGGTAAAGTTTGAGAATATTGTTATAAACATCAACAATATCAATGGTAAAGAAATCATTTGTTGGAGCCAGATGAATCCAGGAGAAGACGAATATATTTTATTGGGTCATTATTCTAACAAAGCAAAAGCTATGAAAGTACTGAATATGATTCAGGAAGCTTACATGGATTACAAATCCGGTGAAATTATTGGCAGTGGGTTGGCAGGATCAGCATACACAGGAAGCTATGATACAAAAGAAAGTGTGGCGCATGGAATTGCTGTATTAAAAGGCTATGGAAATGAGATAAGAAAATCAATCCTGTTTCAGATGCCAGAGGACAGTGAGGTGTAAGTATGAACAAGACCAATATTGGCTCTTTGAAACATGGAGATGTTTTCCAATATAAATGCGAAATGTATAGAGCTGGACATGTAATCGAAAATACAGATGGATATGTTTCTTGCACAAATATCAAAACACGCAAAGTTGAAAGGCTTTACATAGATACAGAAGTGGAGGTGGAAGTATGAGCCATATCAAAGACAGATTATCGGATTATCATGATTTCATGAAGAAACTTGTGGATGACCACCAGATGGTTTTGGCAAGCGATGTTATGGATATGATAGAACAGCTTAAGGATGATCTGGAACAGGACGAGAAAGAAAATGGTTGGATTCCAGTCAGTGAGAGATTACCGGAAAACGGAACATATATCACTACTTTAGACGGAGAGCTTGTCGGACAGGAAGAACCATTCACGGGAATGTGCGGTATCGAAAATGGAAAATGGGATGATGAAGACTGTGTTATTGCCTGGATGCCACTTCCAGAACCATATAAGGAGGACTAAATGGGATATTGCAAATTAGAGTGTCCGGACGGTGAAACAGAGTGCTGCATCTGCTGTACTAAGAATGATTCTTGCCAGTGCAAATGTGATGATATGGACAGTTATGAATATGCAGAAGATTGCGAAGATTATGTTGAGGAGGATGAGCCATGATTACATTCCTATTAGGACTTACACTTGGAATCATATTCGGAGTGGCTGGTCTTGTATGTGTAGCGATCATGTACGATAAACACCACCCAGACGATTAGAAAGGAGAACGGTATGCTGACAAGGAACAAAAAGCTGAAAGATTACGGCATTCCGGCAGAGGACATTGAAAAACTGAATACGATGCTGAAAGACTTCCCGGCAGAGTACGGATACCTGCTTTCCAGTGCTGCCTTGTCAGCTTGCCCGAAAAACACGGTGATAGCGGATATGGTAATTGAGAATATCCTACACCGGAAAAGCTACAGGAAAATCAGCAAAGAAAGATATATACCGATGAATCCGAAAGATTTCTACGGATACAGGCGCAAGACCGTCGCTGTACTGTATGAGAGGATGCGGCTGTTGGGAGTATGGGAGGAAAAATAAATGAAAGAATATAAATGTCCAAAGTGCAATAGTAAAAACCTTTTTGTCAAGAAAGTTGGGAATAATACGGGATTGTATTGCGGGGATTGCGGTGCATGGATTAAATGGGTCGGGAAAAATGAGCTGAGAGCGTTTGAATATTTAACTAAGCAGAAACACGTAGACGATGCTAATAGCAAACAAGACGATATTGCAAGCATCATTTACGGCACTCTCGATCATATGTATTGCGATAATTGCAGATTCAATAGCGAAATTAAAGAAAGTGATAATGGTGAATGGAACTGTGATGAATGCCACAGAAAATATAATGGATGGGGAGTTTCCATGCAGGAAAGTAATAAAATTGCAAAAGAAATTTTAAAACAGTTAGGAGAATAGAATATGAGCAGACTGATTGATGCAGACGAATTAATCAAATACATCAAAATTTGGGAAATTGGCACAAGTATTAGTTCCGACCAGAAAGAGTTTATTGATTGTGTTAACAGACAGCCGACAGCATTTGATGCGGAAAAAGTTACGGAATCGCTTATGGACAGATTTCGTGTTGTTTCCAATGATGAGGACTTGGAATGGAACAGAGCTATAGATTATGCTATTAAAATCTTAGAAGGTGGTGGAGTTGAATGAGAGAAATTCTTTTCAAGGCAAAGCGGATTGATAATGGCGAATGGGTTGAGGGATATTATACGGAATATAATGGCAAGACATTTATTGGCATTAATATATCCATTTACAGTGATATATTTGAGGTTTTTTATATTCCTTTAATTAGGTGGTTTGAAGTTGATCCAAAAACCATCTGCCAGTTCACTGGGCTTTGCGATAAAAATGGCAAGAAGATTTGGGAAAATGACATTTTGATGGCACATTTGGACGAATCTTACCCAGAAGATGCGACATATGAAACTGTTGAATGGAACGTTGCCGGATGGGTAGGGCACGAAACTGGTAGTATAGGCAGACAATATCTTGATAAATTCGATCTGGAACATTATGAAGTAGTTGGCAATATTTTCGACAATCCAGAATTATTACAGGAGGAACACAAATGAGTAGCGCAAGCGTAAGATTCGGGACAAAAGCGTATGTATGCGCAAGGTACTTTCTTAGACCGGGAAAGTGCTTCAAATACATCGACCAGTGTGGCGAGGATACCACGGAACACGTCTATGAGGTCATAGCATTATATCCATATTGTGCATTGCTAAGAGATACCAGAAACGGAGTTAGAACTTGCCCGGGGTATAACACTTTGAGCCTGATGTTGAGAGGAAGTGAAGTAGGTGAGTAAAGGAAAAGACATTTCGACTATGTTTGCAAGAGAAGAAAACAAAAAGAATGGAAAGATTGGATATCGTAAAAATACTATCATTAGTCCTTCACAATATGGAGCATTCTTGCAGAAAAGAGGTAAGAGAAAATGAGTAAGTCAGTATTAGTGATTGACACACCAGAGAATTGCGGAAAATGTAAATTTATAAGCGGATTTTGGTGCAGAGCGATGGGTGGCAGAAGAGTTCCAAACAATGATGCAATCCCCGGATGGTGTCCACTTATGGATTTGCCAGAGAAAGACAATGGAGATTATCCGTCCAATACATCTGATGCTGGCTTTGCGGAGGGTTGGAACCAGTGTATTGATGAGATTACAGGAGGAATGGATTAATGGCATGTGCAAAGAAATGTGATAGATGTGGAAAACTGTATGAGCAGTACAATTCTAAAAACGATAGAAAAAATCCTAATGGGATCATGGTATTAAATCTGGATAGTCAGAGAAGATATTTCACACATAATGCTCTGGATTTATGCCCTGATTGTATGAAAGGATTTCAGGACTGGTTTGGAGAGGTAAAGTAGATGGAGAGATTAACTGAAAGAGTGTATGACGGACTCATAATAATAAAGCAGGATAGTGGCGACGAAGGAAATTATAAAGCGGCTGAAAAACTTGCCACCTATGAAGACTTAGAAGAACAGGGCTTGCTTGTGAGATTGCCGGTTAAAATCGGTGATGATATTTATAAGATTCCGAGCAAAGCGAATTATGATTTAAATGTTCTGAATGGATATAAAGCAAATAACAGAGTGTATCATCAAAAAGCTTACAGCATTGTATTTTCACAAAGTGGTTGGTTCGTACAGTGTGATAAAGACAGTATTCATGCCCCGAACGTTATTTGTGTTGACGTAGAATACGGGAAAACATGGTTCCTCACCCGTGAAGAAGCTGAGAAGAAGTTGGAGGAGATTCAAAATGACAAGACCTGAGATTACAGCAAAACTATCAGCAATGATCGAAAAGAAAATCAATCCTCACAATGATCCACGTATTTATTGGGCTAAGGAAGTGACATTCGATTATTCAACAGATCATGCGGTAAGGGTGGATTATATGCGGTTCGTGCCGGTGAATAATAGCGTGTCCGGAATAGAAAAAGGTGACTGCTATTGTTATGAGGTTAAATCATCAGCTGAAGATTTTCGCTCTGGTCATGGGCTGAATTTTGTTGGCGATTATAACTACCTAGTTATGCCGACAGATGTATGCGCTGCGGTATCCCTTGAAATTCCACATTATGTAGGAATATATGTACCAGAAGCAAATGATCTTACATGCATCAAAAAAGCAAAGCGAAGAAATCGGACAAGGCCTGTATCTGAAATACTCTTGATGATGTTCCGGTCTGCGAATAGGGATTATAGAAAAGCAGTAAAACAGTTGGAGGAAATGAAGAATGAATAACAACCCTACACCAGAAACAACCCCACAGCTCGCTATATCAGCATTCACAGTACTACATCAATATTGCAGCTCAATCAGTCCACATGACTGCATCAGATGCACATTTTACGAACATTGCCCGGAGTGTTTCATGGGGTGCCCGGGAGATCAGGGCGAGACGATCAGAAAATTACAAAGCAATGAATAAAATTAGAGAGTCGGTATTTACCGGCTCTTTTTAGCACAAAATTTCTCAAACATGTACCACAACTTTTCTACTGACCTGTGATAGAATATACTCAGAAGTGTTACTATGGGATTTTATAGCCAGAAATGAGGTGATGATATGGCGAACTTAAAAGCAGTTACAAGAAAACTTCAAAAAGCTATATTATCCACCGGATTAATTATAAAAATCGGAACATCACAATTCTACAGCCATGAGCAGGAACGATTAATTACAGTAACGATCATATCAACACCAGTGTTCAGACCAACAAAACGTGGCGAATGGAAAGATTGCGATTATGAAATATTACGAACTGCATCCCAGTATGATGTAGTCATGTGTTTAAAAGAAATATGGGAGGCGGTCAGAAAATGATGGTGGGAGATAAGTATATATTAAGTGGAGCAAGTCAACTCGGAGTAACAAGAGAAGGAAAGGAAGTAAAAATACCTCCGCTTTCTGTTATAGAAAAAATAAGGGATAACTTTGCAGACAAGCTTAAATTTAGAAATATGTTTGTATTATGCAAAACTGGACAAGAAATAGATATTAGTCAGAGTATTATCGAAAGATATTTTATTCCGAATACAAAGGACGGTGGGTAAATGAATCTCACTCCTAAACAGAAAACGTTTGCAGATGAATATATAAAAAACGGTGGGAATGCATCTGATGCCGCGAGAAAAGCAGGATACGCGCCTAAAAGCGCTGATGTAATAGGGCGCGAGAACTTACGGAAACCTACGATTTCAGCATATATAGCCGAAAAACAGTCTCTCATCGAAAAACAAAAAGGCACTGACATCATGTCTCTGGCAGAAATTCAGCAACGCCGTTCCATGATTGCAAGAGGTGAGCTAAAAGATTCGTTTGGTTTCGCCCCGGACTTCTCCGATCAGTTAAAATCTATGAATGATCTGGAAAAGACATTAAAAATCAAGCAAGAGCAGGAAGAAAAGAAAGCAGCGGAGGAAGCTGCCAGAAATGCAAAAGAGTATCACATGGATCTGTATAACATTCCTGATTGTTTTCATTGGGCAATTAGAGATATTCGAGACAAGAAACATCTGGAGTATGTGTTTAAGGGTGGACGTGGCTCTACGAAATCAACCACTGTTGGAATGACTATAGTAGAGTTGATGAAGAACAATCATGACATCCATGCTGTGGTTTGCCGTAAGGTTGGGAATACTATTAAAGATTCTGTGTACAACAAAATCAAATGGGCTATTGGAAAACAGGAATTTACAGAAAAATTTGATTCTAAGTTATCACCTATGGAGATTACATTAAAAGCAACCGGACAAAAGATATACTTCCGTGGCGCTGATGACCCTGATAAGATTAAATCTATCAACCCTGAGTTCGGATATATTGGTATTCTCTGGTTTGAGGAGTTGGATCAATTCGCAGGACCTGAGGAAATTCGTAAGATTGAACAGTCCGCCATCCGTGGTGGAAACCTTGCATGGATATTTAAAAGCTTCAATCCACCAAAAACAATGAATAACTGGGCTAATAAGTATGTTCTCGAACCAAAAGAGAACAGAATAGTTCATTCATCAACTTACTTGGACGTGCCAAAAGAATGGCTAGGACAGCCGTTTGTTGACGAAGCAGAGCATCTGAAAGAAGTCAATCCAAACGCTTATGAGCATGAGTATATGGGAATTGCGAATGGAAATGGCGGAAACGTATTTGAATACCTAGAAATCAGAGATATTACAGATGAAGAAATCGTCCGCATGGATCGTATTTTCGCTGGCGTAGATTATGGATGGTACCCGGATGCCTTCTGCTATCTCCGAACTTATTACGATTCTGCCAGGGAGAAGATATATCTGATTGACGAATTGTATGTAAATAAATGGAGCAACTCCAAGACCGCTGATTGGATCAAGAAAAAAGGCTACGACGATTATACGATGATATGTGATTCCGCGGAACCCAAGTCCGTGAACGACTTCCGGGATGCCGGACTTCCTGCCAGAGGAGCGATCAAAGGGCCGGGAAGTATCGAGTATGGTTTTAAATTCTTACAAACAAAGACCATAGTCATTGACCCGAAGCGGACACCGAACGCATACAAAGAAATTACAGAATATGAGTATGATCGGGACAAAGAGGGAAATGTAATAAGCGGTTATCCTGATGGAAACGATCACGCAATCTCGGCACTTAGGTATGCTTATGAGCCGTTATTTAACAGGAGGGGGTACAGTGCATAAAATGTTAGATAGGTACTTTTCAGATAAAATAAATAAATTCTTAAGCGTCGGTTTAAAAATATATGGATTATCTGACATTAACGAAATCTTAAAAGTTGTAGAATATGAAGACATTATTGTGCGAGATACTTCTGTAAGATGGATGGATTTTAAAAGGTAGATTAAATGGGACTTATAACAACACTAAAAAGGTGGTTTAACATGATATTCAAAAAACAAGCCGAAGAGGACTTTAATATCCAGGCGGCAGAATTTCCGGAAATGGAAGCGCTGATTAACCGGTGTGCGAACATCTACAGAGGCGCGCCGGAGTGGTTAGATGATAAGAATAATATCAAGACAATTAATTTTGCAAAATCCGTCTGCTCCGAGACTGCCAGACTTGCAACATTGGCGATCGGCATTCAGATAGATGGTTCTGCAAGGGCAACATGGTTACAGGGGCAGATAGATAAAGTATATTTCCAGATCCGGCACTGGATGGAATATGGATGTGCTTACGGAACGGTGTTCATTAAGCCAAACGGCGAGAGCCTTGACGTATTTACTCCGGCAGATGTGATTATTGTTGATTACGATAATCAGGAAATCAAAGGGATTATATTTAAAGATTCGTATACAGTTGGACGGAAATACTACACAAGGCTCGAATATCACAGGTTTGTTGAGACAACAGTGGACGGAGTGACAACTTATCCGTACTATGTTTCCAACAGAGTTTATGTATCAAAATCCCCTCAGTCAATCGGAGACAAGATTGACCTTAAACAGACCAAATGGGCTGACCTAATGGCAGATACGCCGCCGATTCTTAAGGCGAACGGGGAGAAGTTGGACGGACCTCTGTACGGAGTTCTACGGACACCACAGGCGAATAACGTGGATATTAACGCACCATTGGGTTTGCCAATATTTGCCG